GAAGCTCCAGTGATGGTTACAATTTGTCCAACACTAAGCTTGTTGCCTTGCGTCTGAGTGTAGGTGTAGGTAATTGCGCTTGAGGCGTAAGTAGCACCTGTAACAGTAAACGTTGGTGTATATGTAACCGTGTTGTTTGAGCCTGAAGTTCCAGTGCTTCCAACAGTCCAAGTTCCGTTGTACTCACTACGAGCCAAGCCAGTTACCGTAAATACATCCCCAGTAGTAAACGGCTGGTCGTTAGGAACGATTAGAGTTGCGGCACCAGACGAGCAAATAGAACCACCAATTTGTCCTCTATAACCACCGTTGTTTGTAAAAGTAACGTCTACAAGTGCTGAGGTGTAGCCAGCAGGAGTGTAACCAAACATAGTCGCAAGGTTAATCAGGTTCTGTCGTTGAGTTGCTGTTTTAATGTAAGACTCATTAGCAACGCGGTCAATGTAGTAGTTGACTAGGTCACCCATGTACGCAAACGACTCGACCAAAGCTACGCCAAAGTCGTTGGCGTCAGTTCCCTGCCAAGTAGGTACGCGAGTCTGAACTCGCTTAATTAGCGCTTCTCGAAGAGCAGCGTAGTCACGACTTGTGTAGTCGATAGATACAGGAAGGTTTTCTGTCATCGTGTTTCCTCATAGGCTGGGTAAGCTCCGTTAATATATACAGTAGAGATACTTGTAGTAACGGAAATCTGGTTAGGAAGTTGGTAGGTGATAGTTGCGTTACTAACACCCACTCCTCTGTCAAACGTTACGTTAACCGATTCTAACGTTAACAAAGGAAGCTGGTTAATAAACACAGACGCAATGTCTCGTTTAACCTTATCTTCAACTGCTGTTTGAGTATCAAAAAAAGAATCAGCAATTGTAGTTCCATAGCTTGGGCGCATTACGCGCTCACCAGCGATAGTTCCTACGGCACTTTTTACTCGGGCAGCCCAAATCTCTTCTTGGTTAGTTGTGAACACTACGTTCCCTCTATTGTCAATAGAAAAAGGAAACGCAATAGCAGACTCTACAGTGAAGGTAGTGTTGGCCATTATGCACCAGCCTTTCTTTTCCAAAGTGACGGGGTTCGTTTAAATCCTTGAGCAGAAGAATTCTTAACTAGTTTTGGAGTTTGAACGTAAACATCTTTACTAGAAAATAGGAACAAAGGATTGCCGTTATTCTTTACTGCCTGGTTCAAGTTTACCGTGCCAACGGCACTGATATCTCTGCTTCTGAAAGGAGATTCTCTGTCTAGACCAACTCCGTCGGTTAGTACTGTAAGTTCTGCAAGATAATCGCCAACCTGGTGAATACTGTGGGTAACTTCTTGTACAATCCAAAAACCGTCAGTAACCTCTCCAGTTCCGCTAATTACTACAGAACCAAAAGGACGAAGTCGAGGGTCACCTTGAGCCGTTACTTTTGCAGGAATACTTAAGCGACCTAATTTAGCGAGTCCTTCAGAAGTAAACTTGGCTGAGTTTGGGTCGTTAGCCACTTCCCCAGTTCTCTGCTCACTAAACAAAGTGTCTCCAGTTGCTTCCCTGATAGAGCTGCCTGTGTTAACTGGGTCAGATGTGCTCATAAACACTTGGCTAGTTACAGGGTTAACTCCAGCAACAGTTTTTGACATACGAAGCTCAGGAGCACTTTCGACGTGCTCACCATTAGTAACCTTAAAACCTAAAAGAGTATTGTCCAAAAACTGGTTATTAGTAGGGATGCCTTGGTTATCAGTGCTAAGAATTGGGGCGTAGCTAAACGATAGGTCAACAAGCTTATCCACTGGCATAAAAATAAAGTTTAATCCGTCAACTACCACGCCGTACCCAATACGCTTGGCCTGTTCCTGAATCCATTCCCAGTAAGAACTTCCCGCAATATTTAACTGAGCAAACTTGCGTGGGTTATCTATGCCAACAAACTTGAACCCAAACTCTGTGACTATTTTCTTTACAGCGTTAGGAATGCTTGTATTAGAAAAGGTGCGTGTGACCCTGTCTTTTAAAGGATACGTAGCTGCTACACAGTGGATATTCATTGTGTTCTGACGCTGTTTGTTTCTTGTTGAATCAATAGCAGACACATACCCAATAAACGTGCGGGTAATGTTTTCCTGAGTCCAGACAAACTTTACAGGAACTCCCGTTTTAATGCTTTCAACCCAAAGGTCACTTACTTTTGCAAACTCAAACTTAACGACATCGTGGTTGTACTGCTTTTGTATAATGTCAATTCTTCTAGGCTGTGCTTCAAAAGACGGCAAAGTAGGCATCGAGAAGTTAAATCTCGTGCCTCTTTGATACTTTTTATGCTGAGGTCTAGACACTCGGAATCCTTATAGTAGTGCCTGGCTTGATGTCAAATGGGTCTGTAAGCTCTGGATTTAGGTCCATAATTCTCCACCAAAAACTAGGGCTTCCTAAAAGATTGTTAGAAACCACATCAATTCTGTCGCCTTCTACCCAAGTGTACGCGTAGAAACCAGACTGGATGGTAGGCCAGTTTCTATAAACAGCAACTTGGTAGGTGTTGTTACGAGCGTCTTCTGCTCGTACAACTGTTCCTGATGCATATCGGCTATCTGCGTAAATCATTCTTACCTATCTGTTCTGAGTAGCGATTGGGTAGTCTGGGATTCGTGCAAACGAAATAGACAGGTTGCTAAATAGTGGAACCATGTTTTCGTTAAAAATTACGTGCCGCAAATTAATGGAAGTTACCGTACCCAAGTATCTCAAGTTTTTTCCAAGGTGAAGCTCTACTGGACGAGCACCCAGGTAACCCATATCTGCAGTATCTCCATCACGTAGGTAGCTTTTTAAAGTGTACCCAAGAAGTGTACGGAGTAGGTACTCTACATCGTACATTGTTCCTTTATCAAAGATGGCTTTTTGTTCCAGACCAGTAGGTAGGCGACCAGCGTATGCTGTTGTTGCATTTTCCTTTAGGCTTCCATCAGTGTTGTAGTACTTCATGTCAAACATGCGGTTTAAAATCAATTCAAAGGAGATAGTGCTTTGTGTAGAACTTGTGCCCATTAAGTTAAACTTTTCAGTTCCACTAGCTTGTAGAGCAACATCAACGTTTGGCGCACCTGTGTAGCTCATGTTTACTGTGCCAGGGTTGTACATAAACTGAAAGCCGTAGTTTCTTCCGAAGAAAGGCTTTGCAGTTGAAGGGGCAGACCCAGCTGCGTATGCAGGAGCATCGGTAGCGGGAAGGTAGGAAACAATCATGCCTTTAGATGCAAGCGCACTGGTCCAAAGCTGCTCTGCAGAGCTTACCGAAGCAGGCTTGTTTGAAGAGAACTTTGCAACATCAAGAAAACTTGTTCTAGAACTAAAGTACGCTTCTTTAACGCTGGGAACGTTGTACTGCAGCCCTCTGCTGGGGATTACAATAGTCCCATTGTTATTTGCTTGTGAAAACAGACTGTTAGTGCTCACCGCATCTTGAACGTAAGCATTCCATGCAGCGGTGTCTTTATCTGTAGTGTAATCCTTTAAAGTTTCTTGAAGACTAATGAGCTCTGCACGTTTATCGTCACGAGTTTTAACTAGAGCCGAGTACTCACTTTGGGTACCACTACTTACTGACCCACCACTGTTAATCGTGTTAGTCATAGCTTGTTTTTTAACAGCAATCTGCTTGTCTAAAGCTGCAACTTGGTCTCTAAGGCTTGCAATCTGCTGCCTGATATACGCTGCTGTTGGATTAGTCATTAAAAGCTTCCCATGTTAGAACTTAGTTGGTTGTTTTCTAGGTATGCCTTAACAAGTTTAGCAAACTTTAGCGCTTCGTCCTCTGTTCCGTTAACACTTACGTTAATTTCAACTTTAGGAGGTGCAGCGGGTATTGCTGGACCAGGGGCTGGTGCTGCTGCTTGCGAACCACCGCTAAGAATGTCTAGTGACCCAGCACCGTTTAACTGGAACCCAGTACCCATACCACCTGGGTTTATGGCAGACATCAAAGACTGTAGTCCGCTTTGCATAGTTTGCATATCGCCAGAAAAAAGGTTAGATAAAGCAGAGAACATTGAACTAGTTGCAGCCATTTGAGACTTGTCAAGTGCAGAGTTTGAGGACTGGCCTATGTCTTTTACTGTGTCTGGGTTTGTCGACTTTCCATCCACAAAAACTTCATAGTGAAGGTGTGGGCCACTGACTCGACCAGTTTTACCAGTCTTACCAATCATCTGACCCTTTTTTACCGTGTCGCCAATTTTGCTGACAAATACGCTCTTAAGGTGAGCGTACACTGTTTCAACAGTTTTTCCTTTAGAGTTTTTTCCATGGTCAAGACGCACATAGTTACCGTATGTGCTGTTTGTCATGGTTTTTTTCCAGTCCTTACGAAACTCTATAACACGACCGTCAGCTACGGCGTATACAGGAGTTCCTTCAGACGCTTTGTAGTCAATTCCTCGGTGACTAGTCGTAAGAACTTCACCATTATTTCCGTAAGCCGCAACTCCATGCGTAGTAGATGGGTCTAGTTTAGATAGAGGCGCACCAATTGAAGAGCCAGGTCCAGTAGAGTTGTTTACTGCACCAAGAAGGTCTGAGCCACCTGAACCTGTTGTCATACCTGGAGCTGCGTCAGTTCCGTCAACTGGTGGAGAAATTGCGGCAATAGTTCCACCAGCAATAGTTGCAGCAAGTCCAGCAGTACCCACTCCAATTGCAAGGTTACCCGCCATATCCATAAGGATTGGGTTTGCGCTTTCTTTTGCCTTAAGACCAGAGCTGATTAGGTCGATGCTTGAACCAGCCATAGTTGTAAGGCCTTTAACTTGCTGGTTTCCCATAATAGTTTGACTAAAGGCGGTTACGGCACCAATCATTTGCGCCAAAGAACCAGCAGCGGCAGTCAATCCTCTAAGGCTGCTTGCAGCTGCGTTTACTCCACCAATGTAGTTGTCCTGAGCAGCATTTTGTACAGCAGTTTGGTCGCTCTCCATTTGCATCATTCCACTTAGTGGATTGATAGACAAACCGTTTTTGTAAGTAATCAAAGACTTCATTGCTTCAGAGTCACTTAGGTCCATGCCGATGCCTTGAGCTCGGTTAACCATAAACTGCTTAAAAAGTGCCTGCTGAGAGTCGGTGAGTCCAGAGTTGCGGAGGCTTTCACCAAGGTTACCTCGACGCAAAGAGTCAAGTGTTTCTTCTACAGTTGCTCCAGGACGACCTGAAGTAAGGCGTTGAGCAAGTTCCTCAAAAATTTGCCCTTGAGTTTTTTCTTTTCCTGTAGTTAAGTCTGAAGTGTAAATGCCGAACTGGCGAAGCATATTGCCAGAACCCATACCAGAGGTCAAGCCAGAAATAGCCTGCGCAGCGGTAACGTTATCCATGTTTAGGTACTTAGCTGCGTTACCAACTGCGGCTACAGTCTGACCGTAAACCCCTCTGTTAATAGACATACCGCTACTGGTAAGAATATTAGCCACCATTGCATCTGCGCCCTGGCTGGTAATACCTCCAGATAGACCACCGAATGTAGCAGCAGCTACACCAGTTCTGGTAGCGCCCGTTCCACCAAGAAGAGACGCATTGTAATAGCGTCCAGCAGACTGCATTGAAGAAGCAACATTAGGTTGAAATTGTCCAAGACCGCTGAGCATTCCACCAGCAAAGTTTATAAACTCGCCAAGACCTACACCCTGTTTAGGAAGAGAAATTGAAATCTCTGTTGGGCCAGGCATTGTTTGGCCACTGCTGTTAGACGGGCCCCCACCGCCGCCACCAGTACCTCCGCCACCACTGCCACCAGGAGCAATACCTTTAGCAGCTTTCGCGCCGTCCTCTAGATTCTTTTTAAGTTTTTCTGCAGCTTTATTAGCTTCAACAAGGTTGTCTTTAGTCTGCTTAACATTTTTATTAAGCTCTTTACCGTCTAGGTCTTTACTAGCCATTTGACTTCCTTACAACTTTTCCTAATTCAATGGCTACTTCAAGCCAATTGTTGCGCTCGCGGGGTGTTAGACCCTGAACTTCAGCTAAACTCCAACCAGAGAATGCTGAAGACAGCAATCCCCACTCTTGTACTAGTTTGTAGTACCCCGATATCTTAGAAGCGAAACAACGCTCCGAGATTAATCGGAACCACAACCTCTCCCTCACAATCTGGGCAAGTAACAACTGCTGGCTCAAACTTTGGTCCAGGGTTGCGCTCAGATAGCTCTTTCTCAATCTTCCTTCTGTCTGCAAGGCTCATGTCTCGCACTTGAGTTTTACTAATTACTGGCTGACCATTAATCTCAGTAACTGTTTGCTCCAAAAGAATTGTCTTAAGTTCTGGACCAGTCTTATCTGAGTTGTCTGCCAACTCTTTATAAGTAACTCCAGTAGGAAGGATTACGGTATATTCCTTCTTTCCTTTTACAGTAAACTCACGGTCTGCAATAGGGTTACGTAAAGTGCGTACTTCGATATCGCGGTCGATATCAAACTCAACAGTCTTCACGTCTTTACAGCCTTCACACCAGCTGTTAAGTTCCACTACTTCACCAAAAGTTGCTTTGTAAATTCCAAGAAGAAGTGCATCACGGTCACCCGATAGCATACGGTCCAAAACTGCAGGAGTAATAGGTTCATCTCCAATAGAGATAACTGCTCGTTCCAATAGTTCCGACAAAGCTTTAGGGAAGTTGGTCATCTTACCCAGAAATTCTTCATCACGACCTGTTAGTTCCCTAACTTCAGCGGTCTTGATGACCTCCCCAGCGGCGTTAATATAACCGCCAGGGAGGAGCACCAAGTTGTCCGAAGGTGGAACAATGTTCATTGGTTCCTGTGTTGTAGGCGCAGAATCTGCCACAACCTTCTCAGCAATAGAGTTAAGAAGGTCTGGAGTAGCAGATGTAACTTTTTGATTCACGATTTATTTTCCTTTTTTAAATGTTAGTTGAAGCGAGGTGCAGAACCGCCAGGTGTGAGGTCTGTTCCCCAGTTTAGTTCAAATCCTTCGTGGACCAGGGTCATCTGCTCAACAAAGATAGCGTTGTCACCTGCGTTTAGGTCCGAGTATGCAACGCTGGTTGGCCATGCGTTGTAAACCTGGAAACGTGCAGAAACGTGGTCGCTGTAGTTTGAACCTGTTAGTTCTGTAGTGCTACCAGAACCAGCAATTGGGTGAGTTAGAACAGCAATCTCAACGTCACAACGGAAGTTCTGAGCTGGGTTGCTTCGTCCTGTACCTGCCTGAACAGTTGAGAACAACTGCTTCATCCAGTCCCAGTGCTGACGAGTACCTAGAATAACACCGCGCTGTAGAGAGATTGGTGCAAAGGTTGTCTGGCCAGGAATCTGGTGGACAGTGGTGTTGTAGCCACCTTCACGGTAAGGGATGCTGTCAGTGGTGACCGCAAGACCCGAAACCGATGTGAATCCTACAACAACCTTTTTTGGAGCGTTAGTTAGCCAGGTTGCATCTGCAGTATTCAGAGGCTTAAATGTGACTAGAAATCGGAAATTTCTAATCGGGTCCGTCTCAAGCTGAGAACGGTTGTTGATAATAGTTGGACCAGCCATTTACTATTTCTCCTTCGGATTAGTTAGCAGTCTTCTGACTGAGGTTGATTACTACGAACTCAGCTGGGTACTCTAGCGAGACACCAACCTCGATGTTAACCTGACCAGTAGCAATGCTGCTGGCTGGGTTGTTTTCAGCGTCGCACTTTACGTAGTACGCTTCTGCTGCAGTTGCTCCACGAAGACCACCCTGGTTACGGTAGTCGTTCAAGAACGCACCGATAGTTGTTGTCAAACGTGACCACAATTCTTCGGTGTTGTTTTCAAATACAGCAAACTGAGCAATGTCGTTTAGACGCTTGTTGATGTAAATGAGGCTACGACGCATGTTAACGTAACGGTTAGCCGTTCCGTCCTGCTTTAGCGTACGTCCACCCATAACCACAATACCTGCACCTGGAAGGTTGCGGATAGCGTTGATAGAGGCTTTGTAAGTTCCCGATACTAGGCCAGTGTTTAGCTGGTCAAGTTCCGAGTTTGTAAATGGACGTTCAAGTGAGACTGCCTGCTGAACCTTGGTGCCAATACCTGCAGGAGTCTTGAAAGGACCTGCCTGCTTGTCAGTTGCAAGATAAAGACCTACAGTAGCACCTGATGGACCAATCTTGCGCACAGCAGAACCACTACGTGATAGTGGGTCTTGCATGAAGAAGTGCGGGTAGTAAACTGCAGCACGGCTTGACTGAGTTAATCCATCAGCCCAGCTAAGAACAGCCGATGGGGCTTCTCCAGCGTTTGTTTCTGAAACTACAAAGCCACGGCCAGTTTCTGCCCAAGCAATCATTGCGTTTAGTACAGTTACAGAATCTGTAGTACCAAGCTTTGCAATTACATCTGGGGCAAACATAATCAAAGGACGGTCGATTGTGTCAAACTCTTGTAGCACGGTAAAGTTTGCGTAAACACCTGTGTTACCTGTGTCACCAGTGTAGTCTCCCTTAACAACAGCTGTTGTAGAAGCGGTAGCTGTCAAAGGAAGAACGTTTGTTACAGGAGCAGCACCAACAGTTACAGAGTTGCTCTTTACACGAATGTAGTTTGAGCTGTAAGTTAGAACGTTTGTAATGTAGTCGCTTGAGTTTGGCTGGTCTAGAGAAACACCGTAAAACTTTTCAACTACAACATCTTCCGATGCGTTTCCTGTGATTTTTAGGGTGGCGTTAGAGCCTGAACGAGTATCGTCAGCGTTAACGTCGTAAGTAACAGTCAAGTCGTAGTAGTTGTACGAAGTTCCGCTAACCTGTACCAAAGTAGACGGAGAGAACTCAATACGAAGGTTATTTCCGTCGTTACCCTTGTACTTAGCTTCAATATCAAAAAGCTTTACAGGAGTAGAGGCGGTGTCGTAAACTGCTACCACAGGACGTGGAGCATCTGCGTCTAGGATACGTCGTACGTAGAGTTCAGTTCCACCATTCTGGAAGAATAGATAGGCGTGAAAGGTTGCTGGGAATGCAGCGTTAAAGCTGCCAAACTTACTCTGGAAATCGTACCAAGAAGTTACTCTAGTAACTGCACTTGGTCCTTGAGGAAGTTGGGCAAGCATAGCACCAGCAGCATCAGCAGTACCTGTTGCCAAAGTAGTTGCTGATACTAGTGGGAGTTCATTAATATAAACTCCAGGGTGGTCATAGCTAGTCATTTAGACTCCTTCTATAGGGTTATTGTTTCAGGAGGTTCCGAATATTTTTAGATATCAATACTAATGTTCCAGTCACCTTCAAAATAGCCTGGGATGTCATTGTAAACATCACGACCACCTGTTGGGCTGGTAATATCGATGTGCAGTACCTGGTAGAGCTTCCGATAGGTAAGTTGAGGTATTTCTGATGAAATACGTACAGTTACCGAATTTATGAACAGACGCTTTGCCTGCTCAACGGCGTCGCGCTTTGCGACGTCGATGACATCCATTCGTCTAACCGTAATCGTGTTAGTAGTGGTGTCTCCACTAGTAACTGACTTTTCAGTTACACTCAGGTTGCCAAATCTAAAAGGCAGCTTTCCGTAAAGAAGCTGTGCCAAAAGTTCGCGGTCATGTCTTGGGTGACGTGCATATGTAGTTATTTGGTAGTCAATAATGACTGGGATAGGCAAGTCGGTTTCAAAGCCTTCACCTTCACCAATTGTCATGCCTTCAGGAACTAGATAAGGTGCGTTTGTTTTTCCGCGCATTTCACGAGAATTATCGTGGTTAACATCAATCATGTCTATAGTAATGTACGGGTAAGACTGGTTTCGAAGTTCCTGGTCAGGCTGACCAAACCAGACACCAACTGAACGAGGAGTAGACGCTCCATCAGCTTTTTGGTCGGTTACAGTGATGCCTTGAAGGACTTCGCGAAGAGCTTTATCTTCAGAAAGTAGAAATGTCATTCTTTTGGCCCTTCTACGTGACGTCGGAGACTTCTCATGTAAAACTTATCTGCTTCTGGTGAGTTGTTTCTGTACTTACGAATTACAGCAGTAGGTGGAGTTTTTTCATCGCCATACTCGTGTACAAACGCACGGTCTTGAACTTCTGGAGTAAAACGGACTACATGACCAGAATCGCCATACTCAACAGACATTCCCTGTACAACTTCAGGGTCCCAGCCACTAGAAAGGGCTTTATCCCGCAATTCTGCGGTCATAAACTTAGCCGTATCATCAGCGGCTTTATCATAGAACTCAAGGTCTAGAATCATTGCTGTCTTTACCTAGCGGCTTAGGGATATTGAATTTCTGATTTGTATAACCTGCGACTAGAAGATACATCATCGATTCTTGTCGGTTATTTGGACGGTAACCTGTGGCACCGCGAATGAACTCTTCGCGTTCGTTGAAGTCAAGATAGTTATTGACGTTCTTCCACCAGGGGTTAAAGTCTTTTTCAGACATTCGCATATCCTTGTTAAGGCGCAGGGGCTACAGCATGTAGGTGGTATCCCGCACGGAATACCACAACTTAAGGATAAGGATTTTTCCAGAAAAGTATTGGCTAAAGTGGTTCTTTTAGCCACATCTTTGGCATGTAGTCTTTTCTTAGATGAGTTTTATAGGCATGGCAGTTGTGGCACAACGTCTGGTAGTTTTCAGGAGTATTGTTCTTTTTGTCCCCATCAATATGGTCAACCGCAAGTTGACACGGATGCTTTGGTACAAAGCCGCACTCT